CCAGGTATATAGGTTGAAACCGAATAAGATCCACCCGCACCACCTGAAACCGTATTCGCACTATTTGCACCGCCGGCACCACCATTCGCAATTCCATTCGACCCACGAGCAGCAATCGCTAATCCTCCACCACCTCCACCAGCACCACCATATCCACCTACACGGCCGGTATTCGTAGAAACTCCACCCCCACCACCTCCTAATAAATTGCCGTAATTTTTCAAGGTTGGAATAGTTATGGAAGGCGCAATATAGATTGCATGTCCGCCATTATATGCTATTGGAACACCACTGATGATATTTGTACCTCCACCTGCTGCATAAATATTACCAGAATTTGTAAATGTTGTTGTAACACCTGTAGTAAAATAAAAATAATGTCCGTATTTGTTTGTATCATCTGTATTAAAATTTGTATTATATCCAGTATAATCCCCGGTTGTAATAGACATTGCAGTTGAATATGTTCCAGAATATCCGATAAAAGGACTGGAGGTTGGCGTTACGTATTTAGTAAATATGGTGTCTGAACTGGCTCCTGCAGAATTAGATGATGTTAGTTTAAAATAATAGGGGGTTCCATCGGTTAACCCAGTTAAAGTATAAGGACTAGAAGTTGGATTTGGATTTGCCGTTCCTATAGAAGTAAATATAATACCTGTATATCCCGCAGTAAATGTGACACTTCCATAGGTAAATGTATTACCTGTAATGGCATTACCATTAGTTGAATTTGTTGCATAATTTAGAATTACATTTCCGGATATATAAGGTACAATACTATTAATGGTAGGTGCTTCTGGAGTAGTAAATGGGATTAGAGATTGAGAAGATGTAGTTGGTGTACTTTCTCCTGCATTAGTACTTATTACTTTTACCTTTACTGTATAGGATGTACCATATGTAAAACCAGTAGTTATAGTATAATTTAGGTTGGTTTGTATATTCGGCATATTAGTATAAATACCAGTTGAATTTAAACTATATGCAAAAGCAGAAAAGGTAGAACCATTTAGAACAGGGCTACTGAAAGTAACTTGAATATTACTATAATTATTGGCAGGTGAAATCGTAACGGTAGAAAGAGCAGAAGGAGTAGCAAAGGGTGTGTAAGGACCGGCTACACTTGAAAAAATACTATAGATATTAGAAATATTTTTATTTTTCGCATAGAAATAATAACTTGTGCCATTAGTTAATTCAGAAGTTAAAGCTATGGAACTAGTAGTAATCGATGTTTTTTGTGCAGTGCCAGTTGGTATTGCATTTGACGTACTATACCAAAGATCAAATGCATAACTAAAATTAGTTAAAGATACAAGTGTTGTTCCATTACCTACTTGAACTGTAAAAGTTGGTGCGGGAGGAATAGTGTATATAAATAAGTCATATACAGCATATCCAATACCCCCAATAGTTGTTGTGCCATTTTGTAAAAGTTTCCAGTAAAAAGTTGTTGATTTATATTGATTATTTTGTTGTGTATATTGTGAATTTAAAGTATTGAAATTTCCAACCAAAACGGCAGAGAATGTAGTAGCTGCTGTTGGATTAAACTCACTATTAGCATCTATAGCAATAGTACCCATAGTTGGTCGATTGGTACCCGGCCAGTACCAACCAGTGCAATATAATTGTCCGTAATTATATTGATCATCGATTCTAATACTATATATTGCAGGTATATTTCCAGCGTAAAAAAGAGGTCCATACGAAATAAATCCCATACTATTATCTCCTCCTTGTCGGTTATATAATGTGGCAATACTTCCCGCATTATAAATACCATATCCTCCATTACCACCGTTAAAATAAGCTTCATTACCAGGTCCTCCATATCCTCCTCCACCTCCTCCTCCTCCTGCTCTATATGCACCACCAGCACCACCATTACCTCCTCCATATCCTCCTCCTCCACCTCCATTAGGATCACCAGATACTCCATCAGAAGCATTATTAGTATAACTATACCCATTATAATACATACCGGCCCCCCCTGCTCCACCCCCTGCATTAGATGGACCTCCTCCACCATTCGCGGAGACTGAATTTAATCTACTACCTCCCACTCCTCCATATCCTCCTCCTCCACCACCACCACCTGGACCACCTGGACCTCCTCCATATGCACCTCCTCCACCACCACCTAATAAATATCCATAATTCGCTATATTACAAGCGATGTTACAATTTGAGTATATGTATAGTCCATGTCCGCCAGGTAGCCCAGGGTTGCCTGAACCACCTCCGCCAAATGCACGACCTGTATGTGTTATTGTTTTATAATTCCCAAAATCATTTAAAGAATATACTGATCTATTTAAAATACCATATGTATAGTATGGTAATTCAGTGAGTTGAATTTGATAAGTATCAGTTTCGTAATAATAACTGTATAAATGAACTACTGTTCCAGTTGGATAACTCATATTATATATTAACTATACAATATATAAAATAAATTTATACCGTATACACTCCGAATAGTATATTGGGTATTAGATAGTACATGGTTACATATACACATATTCGATACGAAAATGAATAATTCCCTGATACATTTACATTACCTAAAAGATAGAGAGTTATGTATATTTTTTATATAAATATCGTCTCATTTTTATTTGGGTCGGTGTATTTTCAAACAAATATTTCAGATAAGATAAATATTACTATACAAAATCGACATTTATACAGTTGAAGAATTAAATCCGATTGGTGGTGAATTCTTCAACTAAAATATATTTAAATATCGAGTGAAACCGTATTCTTATCCGATTTATTCACTCGTGGTTTACGATTACTTCGTTTCGGCATATTACCTCCTTCTAAATCTTTCAACGATGTCACACTAATCATGGAATCTGCTCCATTATCCGCCATGAAATTATTTTCCACCGGTTTCGTTTTCAATCCTGAAAGTAAATTATCAATATCTGTCATTTGTGGTCCGCGCATCTCTGGTCTTGCAGCAGCGGATTGATAATTATTCTGAATATCTACTCCTTGTTCTCTAAACATGGTTTGTACCGGAGGACGCGCTGCTGCTAAATCTGGACGGGTTCCTGGATTTGGTGTGAATTGCATTCCTTGTCCTGCTGGCATTTGCTGACCTCCTCCAGAAGGGACTTGCATTTGCTGACCTAAAGGCACTTGTGATCGATTCGCCATATTCCCCTGATTTTTCGTTTCTACTGCCGCAGGTGGTGGTCCATATTTCGTAGATACTTGTTCGGGTGGATTCATCATATTTTTAGCAAATTCAAAAGTAGGACTCTGTTTACTCATCGTATCTACAGCAGCATTGGTAAACATACGCATTAATTCTGGACTCTGTTTCATGACATCTCCAAATCCGGGTGTCGCAGAACTCAACATCTTATTACTCATATTGACAACCGCTGCAGAAAATCCTAAACGTAGTAACAAAGACAACTCCGGTGCCATTTTACCGCCCTTATATTTCTCATGTAATTCCGCGAAAATCTCCTCATAACTGTCTAAATCTTCGCTGACTTGTTCTCCCCATCCATCTAGATTCAAATCAAAAGGATTCAAGAAAGCATTGCCATATTCAATGGTATTTACCACAGTAGTAAACCACCATCCTTGTAATTTAATGGAATCTTTCTTTCTCTTATCTTCTAAAGCTCCTTCATATTCATCTTCGACTTCTTCGTAATTCGAATCCATAGTAAAACGACTCGAATTCTTAATAGTACCCTTTTCATACCAATCTTCTAATTTCTTAATCATCATTCGCTTCTTTCTTCTTCTCTCTCTTTCCGTCATATTGGCAGAAGAACCAGAAGAAGAAGATGATTTAGGAATTTCCGTTCCAATTTTAGTAAATCCATCCCAAGTTTTCGAAGTATTATTCACGGATTCTGCGGTAGCTTGTCCGACTCCAGAATCGGTAGGTTCTAAATTCACCGATTTCGAAGAATCTTTACCAAATCCGAAAAAATTCCCGAAACTATTGCCTAAACCTCCTATGGTTTTAGATGATTCTTGTGGAACATTCACTGGTTTCACTCCCGATAAATCATTCAATTCTTTTTCTAAATTATCCAATTCATCTAAATCGATTTTCATACTCGCATTCGAGGAAGATCGTTTCTTCTCATTCATTAATAATTCAATTCCACCACCGAAATTTACAGAAGGAGGAGGAGGAACAGAAATTGGTCCTAAATCGTCTAATCCAATATCAATTACTTCCATATTAGTTATTATGTTTAGAATACATTATTTATATTTATATTTACCGCATTCTTAAATAAATATAAATTCAATTAAATTCTCTCTACCTCTTTTTTATTTTTCCAAAGAAACTCCCATTTTTTTCCGTAAATACCAAATTCCTTGTAAAAATGCATCGGCTAAATCATCTTGTTTCTTTGGAAAAGAATCGAAAAAAGCTTTCCAATTCGTAAATCCTGATTTAGGCGATTCTAACCATTCTTTTGTATATTGGATTCCATCTTTTTTATGTTGTTTATAATCTGGATTCTGTATGGATTCTGAATTTTTCTCTTCCGTTTTCCCCTCTTCCGTTTTCTCTTTTCCCGTTTTTTTCTCTTCCGTTTTTCCCTCTTTTTTTTCGCCTAAATATTCTCTCAATTTATTCGAAGAAGAAACAAATTCGATAATGGGAACTTTCTGTAAAATAAATATTTGTGCCAACATTCCTTGAATCGTTCTCATTTTATTAGCAATGGGAGAAATCTGGTTTTCAATGACGACATATTCTATTTCTGCTAAATCTATTTTCGAGAGATGATCTACCATATTTCTCCCAATTTGAATGAAATCGAGAGGTTTTCCTTTTTTCGGTTTCGTTTTCGTTTTCGTTTCTTTTTGGAGAGAAGTTAGAACTTTCGTTTTCTTCCATTCTAATATTCTCTCCATCATTTCTTTTTTAGAAGGATTTGGATTTGGATTCGGATTCTGATTCTTGATATTTTTTTCTTGGATATATGTTCGGAGAACATCCACGGATTTCTTTTTCAAAGAAGATTCTTCGAAATCTTTAGAAGGTAGAAGAAAAGAAGAAGTTTTAGCATGTTTTTCACAAAAAAAGAGAGAATCCATAGAATATTTAGCAATTTTACTACATGGTTTTTTGGATTGTAAAGTGCAATTACATGTTTTTTTGTCTGGTAGTTTAGGCACATCTTC